GGGGCAGAGAGAGGGTTTACTTGGCAAGGATTACAAACAAGCCCGACAATAACGGCGAACAGCAATAATCAGCGTATGCCCGACAAAGAAAATTTTACTTGTGTGATAACAAATGTATAAGTTTTATCAATGGCATAGTCACTCATTGACTATATACGAAACAGAAGATATATGCCCCACGCTGCAAGCGGGAATGGGCATGGGGGGGCGGTGACAACATCACCTATTCTCATTTTAGAGGTAACAAATGATAGTGATAGAAGGCAACGGCAGCAGAACACAAATCAGCGGCGACCAGAAGAATTGTCAGGGATTGACAAGCCGTATGGGAACCGGGGGGGGCAATGTACCCCTTATTATGCAGCAGAAATAAAGGAGAACTTATGAAGATTAAACTTGACGAAAACGCAATAATGCCGACAAGAGCGCACAGTACGGACGCAGGGCTTGACTTATACTCCCCTGTTGATTTTTGGATAGAACCCGAAGGCTCGCCTATTGGTGATAATTGTGCCGTGATTGATACGGGAGTGCATGTTGAATTACCGAAAGGCACGGTTGGTATGCTCAAAAGCAAATCGGGATTGAATGTAAAACACTCAATTATCGGTGAAGGCGTAATTGACGAAGGATATACAGGGTCAATTAAAGTGAAGCTTTACAATCTCGGCAGCCTGCCGATGGATTTCAACAGAGGCGATAAGATTATTCAGCTTGTTATACTCCCCTGTTTAACGCCTAAATTAGAGCTTGTTGATGAGCTTGAAGATACAGAACGCGGAATAAAGGGGTTTGGGAGTACAGGCCGATGAAGATTAAATACAATAAACCTCGTTTCAGAGATTTAAAACCTGATGTTCAAAAAGAGCAGATCACCATTGCAACGAGAGAATTAACAGACCTTGTTATTAATCGTATGGGTAATGACATGGATATAATGGTTCTGTATGTTCTCGCAAATGATTTTGGTTTTCGCAAACACAGGCTCAGAAAAGTATATGACGGGATATTCAATGCTAACAAAGAACTCCGTGAAGCTTGGCAGGGCGACCAAAGGGAGATAATCGAGGACGCAAAGCGAGAATTAAAGTCAATCGGCGTTGATGTTGAATTGTGGAACGAGCAAAAAAGAGCGTGGCTTGACGGCGGCTATAAGAAGGATGAATGTTGGAACGCTCACGGGCGAAAGGATATTGAGTGGAAATGACAACCGAGGAAATGATAAACGAATTAAAGGCACAGGGGTATATCGTCAAAGAGCAAAATTATAAATTTCAAAAGCAGAGATTGTTACTGCACGAAGCTGAAAAGTTAGATATGCCGAATTTATGGGTGTGCAAAGAAATTCTCGACGCTTTTTATACAGCCGCCGATTATGTAACAGATAACTACACGAAGAAAAAGACAAAGCGAGATTGGTATGCGAATTGCCGCAATCCGTATGTGAGAGCTGACAAAGAAGAAGAATACAAAGTGATATTGAGCGGCTTTTTGCAAGTGATGAAGCCTTATTACAATAAAATTCTGGGATTCAGAGATAAAGGAGTGCCGATAAATGAGCTACGATGAGATAATGAACGATTTATCGTTTGAATTTAACAGCCCGATGACAAAAGAGGATTGGGATAAGCTACAAGATAACGAAATGGAAGATACAGAAGAGGTTACATTTAAAACGCCGAGCGGGAAAAGAGTGCCATTCCGAAAGGTAAAACACGGAGAGTGGAAATTAAAGTCATATTATAGCACTAATAAAACTTACTATGAGTGTTCAGCGTGTGGCGGAGTAGTTGCAAATTTTGGTGTGTTTTCTTCTTGGCGTTATTGTCCTCATTGTGGAGCAGATATGAGAGAAGGGAAAGAAACAGAATGAACGATAATATTTGTACCGATAACCGATTTGAAATGATTGAAAAATATCTTGAATTGTTAAAGCAAGGCACAAACATTGAAACATCTCAGGAGGAAATGAGGACAATCCAAAACATTCTATTCCGTTTCTGGCAAATGGGTTGGCTTGATAAGATTGAATTTGCAGATACGATAGTTAGGTGTAAAGATTGCAAACACGCAGAGGCTGGAGAAAAAGATGTATGGTGCGAACTTCACGAGTCATATAAAAATAAAGACGGATTCTGCGATGAGGGAGAAAGGAAAGAAACAAATGAACGATAAATTAATCAGAGAATTTGTGCGTGACAGGGATAAGGCCGTTGCGACATTCGATATAGAAACATTCAAAAAATTCTTCACAAAGTATAAGGCAAAAGGGGTTTACAATATTGATTTACCGAGTGACGACAAAGTTATCGAAATCACAATGCGGAAAATGGCGGTGAATAGTACAGGGTTGCCGCCGAAAGTCAGAGCGGAAGCTGCCGAGTGGCTAACCGATAGAGGTTACAGTACAAGCTTGATATGAGGTGAGTAAATGAAGAATTTCACAATTATTGCGGCGGTAATATTAGCGATTATTACGGCGACGGCGGCGGTCATGCTCAGACCGATTCATTACACAGGAATTGAGAGCGAAGAAACAACCGAAACTACAACAGAAATAATCACTCGCGAGGAAACTACAACCGAGAAATTAACGGAGAGCACAAAAACTGAGCCGTCACGCGATTTTTCTACAACAGAGGTAAATTTACCCTCCGAAACAGAAAAACGCACAGAGAGCACGACAGAACGCAAAGAGAGTATAATCGAGAGCAAGATTGTTTCGCTTATAGATAAAACTTTTAAGAGAGAGACTACAACAGAGGCGGTCAAAATCACTCCCGCTGAATTTAGGCGAGCGGGTATCGTATATTACGGGGGATATGAATTTACATGGTATTCCGAGAAGGTGTTGCCGGGGAAAGGTTTAAATATACCGGGGCGGCATAGTGACGGGAATTTTGTCAGAGACGGAGAGAATTACATTGTGCTCGCGTCAAAGGATTTACCAAAAGGAACGGTAGTTGATACGCCGTTTGGCAAGGGAAGAGTGTACGATTACTGCGGTGTTTCGGGGGTGCTTGATGTATATGTTTCGTGGTGATGAAATAACAGAGAACGACAAATACAGGAACGAGAATTACCCGAATCTTCATCCCTGCGTGGACGGTTGCAAGTATTGGCGGGTAACATATACGGGTACGCATTGTTCAAGCAGCTCAAAATGTTGTCATTATAATATCGACAACGACGAATTGAGAGGCGATTATCCCGATTTGATTAACGGAACATGCAGTAAATACGAAAAAGGCGAAGGAAAAGGCAAGAGAACACAGCCTTTTTATAAAACGAGGGAACACGGATGAAAGAAATTGGTCTATTGGATATAGACTCGCACAATTACCCGAATTTGCCTTTAATGAAAATCTCAGCTTATCATAAATCACTCGGAGATAATGTGGAAATGCTCAATCCGTTCAAACATTATGACATTGTGTATTCATCAAAAATCTTCGGAGACGAATATTCAGAGGATTTTGTATATTGCATAAATGCGGATTTAATAATTGAGGGCGGCACGGGAAGAGCAATCTCGATTAAAGACGGCAGAGAGGTTTATAATCCCGAAAAGGATTCTCCGCTCCCCGAAGAGATAGAGCACATTTATCCCGATTATGACTTATACCCGGAATTGACGAAAGATACGGCGATAGGATTTTTAACAAGAGGCTGCCCGAATAATTGCCCGTTCTGTATAGTGAGCAAAAAAGAGGGCAGAATATCGCGGAAAGTTGCGGATTTGTCGGAGTTTTGGAGAGGTCAAAAGAATATTGATATTATGGACGCGAATTTGCTCGCATGCAAAGACAGAGAGGATTTATTAAATCAGCTTATAGACAGCAAGGCCGTAATTGATTTTAAACAGGGGCTTGACGCGAGGTTTATAACGGAAGAGACAGCGAAGCTTCTCGCAAAGATTAAGATTAAATTTATCCATTTTGCTTTTGATTTAATGAAGAACGAAGAGAAGATTATTGAAGGGTTGCGAATCTGGGGGGGCGTCTCTCCCGTGAGCAGAAGAGAGCAAACGGTTTATATCCTGACGAATTACAATACAACATTTCAAGAGGATTTATACAGGGTTCAAAAAGTGAGAGAATTGGGTTTTAATCCCGATGTGAGAATATACAGAAAAAAATCAGCTCCGCAAATCAATAAAGACTTGCAGAGGTGGGCAAACAACAGATTTATATATAATTCTTGTGACTTCTGGGATTACAAACCGAGAGATAAGACAATGAGAGAAGAATACGGAAGCTGAGAGAATCGGAGGGTGGCTTATGGAAGAAAAAGAGAGTTGTTTCGCGTGGTGGGATAGCCCGACGGGTTGGAGTTGTGCTGTTTTGAGAGTTCATCAATGCGAATGGCCGAATTGCAAGACATTTAAAACAAAAGAAGAGATAATAGAGCAAAAAAGACGGTGTTTAAAGAGAATTGAGAGCCTGCCGCCTGAGAAAAAGTATGATATTTTGCTGAAATACGGGGATTATAAGATATTTTAGGCGAAAATTGAGAGAAATTAAGAGAAATTAAGAGGTTTAGTTTCAAATTAAGAGGTTTTTGAAATATGAGAGAGAGTTATGACGCAAAATATTACGGAAGAAGAGAGCGGATCAGCGATTTAGCTTTTGCCGTCGAGGGTTTGAGCCTGCCTGAGATAGATTACAGCAGCATAGAGCAAGTTATGATAAGAGTCAGCCTTTATTTTCAGCGGTGCGATGAGGAGTTCATGGAGCCGGGCGTTGCGGGCTTGTGCGTTTGGCTCGGTATCACAACAGAACGGTGGAAAGATTGGGTTGACGGCCTTGAATTTAACACTACGCACAGAAAATACTGCGAAAAAATAATGACGCTGTTGGAGTCGCGGCTTGAAGAACAGATGTTGCAGGGAAAAATTAATCCCGTTACGGCGATGTTCTTGTTAAAATCTCAGCATGGGTATATTGATACGCCCGCGCCGAAAAAAGCACAGAAACGACAAGTTATAAAAGAAATGCCCGTCGGAGAAATACTCCGCCTGTTGAAAAAATAAACAGAACGCAAAAAATGCCCGCCGGATTTCTCCGGGGGCGTTTCGCTTTTCTACCTTCTTTTATTCTCCTTTATGCTATACAATTTTTACTTGTCCAGAAATCAATTAAACCGGGGAGCTTGTCGCTAATATCGGGGAGCTTGTACGGGTTCAGCCCGTCGGGGTTCAGAATATACCCATATCCAAAACGCGGGAGAGCTTCAGCCCCTTTTGTTTCAATAATGTTTCTACTGTCTTGCGCTGTCGCTGTATGCAAGGCGATTTTGCAGTCCAGATTGACGCGGATCGCGCCGGATATAACTTCTCGGGTTGGTCTCTGCGTTGCGATTATCAAATGAATATTTGCGGCGCGTCCTAATTGTACAATTCTTGTTATTAATGGTTCTATTGATTTTTTCGCTTGTACCATTAGATCGGCGTATTCATCAATAATAATATAAATGCTGTCGCCGTCGTGCTTTTTCAGGTTTCTTTTTCTCATGTCGCCGTATCTGTTCATCATGATATTAACGGCCTCCGTCAATTCAATTTTTGCGGTTTCTGCGCTGTCGGCATATCCTATGCAATGCGGGAGTTTTGCGAGTGCTGCAAGTTCAACTTTTTTCGGGTCAATCAAGATTAATTTAGCTGTCGCCGGGCTTGATCCCATTAGCAAGCGGGCGATTAATGAATTAATTAATATGCTTTTGCCGCTGCCCGTTGCGCCTGCTATTAATATATGCGGTTCTGTAATTAAATCTGAATACAGCGCGGGAGACTCCCCGCCGGGCGTGATATAACATTTCTTTTTAAATAACATCTTTTTTTGCTCCTGTAAAGGGGAGGCACGGCCTCCCCGGAATCATGCAAGCCCAAGTTGCGCGAGACTCGCGGCGCGGGCTGCTTTTGCTGCTGCTTTTTCTTCTTTTGCTTTTTCCTCTGCTATTATAGCGGCGGCGGCTTCTTCTTTGAGCTTTTCGCGCTGTTCGGGTTTTAATCTGATGGGTAGTATCATACCAAGAAATAAGTCGTTATAAAAAGTTGTATTAAATGTATAAATCATTTTTTTCACGCTCCTATTTTATTAATTAAATTCTCGAAGGCTGCGGCGGCGGATTCAATGCTGTTATACTCGGAATTTTTAACACGCTTTATAAATCTTTCATAATCTAACGCGATCCATTGTAAACTATATATAGCGCGCTGCGCTGCGCTGATTTCTTCATAGGTTAAAGCATTCGCGGCGGTTTCCATGACTTCATCGCGCTTTTTCTCGAAGGCTGCGGCGGCTTTGGTGATTTCTCGCGTAAAGTCATACTTTTTAATTTCGGCCTGCTTGCGTTCTGCTCGGAGGGCTGCGGCTTTTCGTTTCAGTTCATCGCGCTTGTAATAATTAATATATCCGCTTTTATCAATTAAAGCTTCGATATTTTCGGGCTTGCGGTAAACTTCGGCGGTATATACTATCATGCCGAAGGCGCGATAATTGAAGGCGCGCGTTCCGTCAAGCGTTTTGAAGTCGGCCTGCGATATATATCTATAATTATTGTAAACGCCTGTGATCGGTCCGCGGTCAAGTCTGAAGCGGTCGTTGCTGAAGTCGAGCGCGGCGGGCTTCGTTGCCGGGGTCAAGTTCTCCGCGGATTGATAAATAATATAGGCGTCTGCGTTGGTTTTTCTCGCCTCGGTCAAGTCTTTTTTTGTGTTGAAGGTGTCAAGCCCTGAAGCCCAAGTAAAGCGGCCGCCGCTGATTTCTTCGGATTCTGTAATATAAACAACTCTGTAATGATCGGCGATATAAGCCCATTTAAAAAGGACTATAAGCACTCCGCCGGAGGTGTCAAAAAGTTTTCTTAACTGATTGAAGGTGAAGGGTTCGCAGTGTCGGAACATTTCAAAAGGCTTTTCAAAGTCGAAGCTATATGCTTTATGCAGCTCATCGTATAGCCCTTTATGCTTCAGTAAATGCGCGAAGGCTGCGCGGCGGGCGGTTTCCTTTTCGGATTCGTTCAGGTTTGCATAATTTAAAATAGTTGCGTTCATTGTGTTTTTTTCTCCTTTATGATTTTTATTAATTGTATTGACTTTTTGAGTTTTGCGGGGTATCATAAAGGCGGATATAAGGCGATCCGCCTTTATTCCTGTTTTGGGCGTCTGTCGCTTTGGTCGGTGCTCAGGCGCTCATATTAATATAAAGGGCTTCGCCGGTCTCCGCGTCGGCTATAAATTCAACGGCGGGATCACTTCTCAATAATTCAAGTACCGCTTTTGTAAATGGTTCGGGCTGCGGGTAGTGTTTAAACTGTACCATTATTAATTGATCCGCGGCGGGCGTTTCTGTTATTGCTTTTATAAAATCATCCATTTTTTTGCACTCCCTTATTTAATATTTAATAAATATCTGTCGGCGGCTTCTTTGATCGTGTCGCGCGGGTCTCCGCGTCCGGGCTGAATTGTTACGGCGTAATGTCTCATCATTTCCGCAACATGGGCATTAAATTCATCGGCGGTAAAGCTGTAATTGATATACCACAACTCAGGATTGAAGCCTTCAAGCGTTCCATTGTATCTATAAAATACAGTCGGCGCGCTCTCTCCGTATGGGTCAATGATTGATAGATAATAGTCGCTGTTAATAATCATTTCGTAAAAATTCATTTTGTTTTATCTCCTTTTTATTAATATATACATTGTTCAATATTTCGGCTTACTGTATAGCCCTTTGCTTTTAGCTCCGCGTGTCGGTGCTCCGCCGTCGTCATATCCGCAAAGATAACGCGTTCAGGCTTTGCGCCTTTTGTCTTTTTGCGATAAGTAAAAGTAAATCCCAATCTCATAATATAATCTCCTTTTTTACTCCTGTTATATACAGGGGTTTTTTATTTTTGATCCCGTGCTGCATTCCGCGCCGGGTTTTCAAACAGATTGAAAAAAGATATAAAAAGTAATGATAAACGCGCTCAGGCGGTCGGCGTTCTGTAACCTTTTCTATATAATATCACATTTTTATTTAAAAGTCAATAATTTTTTATATTATTTTTTAAATTATTCAGATATTTTTTATCGGCATTTTGTACAAATTTCAATACTTTTAACTTTTGAAATGCGCCCGCCGTCGGTGCTGCTTTTCGTGCCGGATTTCGGGGCGATCCGTTCAGGGTCTCGCGCTCAGGGTTTAAAAGTGTTTTCCCCGCGTTTTTTCTCGCTTTTGTGTGAATAACAATAATTTTTTAATATATCTTGTAATGGGGTACTTAGGGGTATATTAATAACCCCAAAACTCCCGCATTACCCCCCAAAATATTTCCGCCATACAAAAACTACACTCCGAGTTCAATTTTTCGGTACATAAAAAAGTACAATTTTAAAGAAAATGTGAAAATGAATAAATTTTATGCTTGACTTTGCTCGAAATTAATGTTACAATTCATTACAGTAAATCACACAAAGGTTTACCTAAATTCCGAAAAAGAAAAAAAGGAGTAATGTTATGGAAATGATGAATTGTGTACGGATGTTAATGGAATTGCACAGGGTTGAGCAATCGAGGTTAGCGAGGTGGATGGATTGTACGCCTAACAATATCTGGGCGATGTTGAACGCAAAAGATATTAAGTGCGGCAAGGCTGTTGAGGTATTGGATTTCATGGGATATGAGATTATCGTGAGAGAGAGGGGGCAGGTTCGGAGACAGGACGAGATATTGATTGACAACGGGGATTACATAGACGAAAAAATGATTGTGAAGGCGAGAGAAGAGAAGAGGAAAGCGGATAACAAGGAAGCGTATTACTCGAAATTGGAAGAGGAATTGAGGGCGAAGTACCCTGACGGAATGAGAGTGACGGATTTAGGACGGGAATTTAAGCGGAACGGGAACTTGATACATCAATACTTCGACGGATATTTTATTAAGAGAAGAGTATCAATGGATATTGTTGCTTTAAAAATGAGGGAATTGGACTTATGACATACGGATATGCGAGAGTATCGACGAAAGGACAGGCCAGAGACGGCAATTCCTTAGAGGAACAGAGAGAAAAATTGACTCTTGCCGGTGCTGATGTCGTTTATTTTGAGGCGTTTACGGGCACTAAAAAGGACAGACCTGAGTTAGATAAGCTTTTAAGGGAAATCAAACCCGGCGATACATTGGTTGTGACTAAATTAGACAGATTGGCGAGATCAATCAAATTCGGTGCTGAAATAATCGAAAGTCTGGCGGAGAGAGGTATCACGGTCAATATTCTTAACTTGGGTGTGATGAATAATACGCCTAACGGAAAGTTAATGAGGAATATCTTCTTATCTTTTGCTGAGTTTGAAAGGGATATGATAGTTGAAAGAACACAGGAAGGGAAAAAAATCGCAAGACAGAGACCCGATTTTAAAGACGGCAGACCGAGAAAAGAGAATACAAGGCTTGAATACTATCTCGATATGTATAAAAGAGGCAAAATAACGGGTAAACAGGCCGCAAAAGAATTAAATCTCTCCCCTGCAACATTTTCCCGAAGGGCAAATATGTGAAATCTATTGACAATTCAAGATTTGGTTAGTATATTTATCATAGAAAAGTGTATTTTAGGTGAATATATGTTGGATAAGAAGAGTATCGAGGTTATCGAAGAGATTTTAAAACGGGGAAACACGGCTGAAATTCGGAAACGGAAGAACGAGGTTGTGATTCTTGAAATAAAAGGAAAAGTGAAACACATTATTGAGGCTGCTCAATAATTAAAGTCTGATGAGGCTATCCGAAGGGATAGTCTTTTTTTTGTTATGTATGTGAATTACAAGAGGGTTTTTTCCGATTTTTCCTCAAAAATAAAAAAGGAATACAATGACTTCGAGTTATGGAACGCAATATTTGTTCTTATCCGCGATATACCGTCCTCCCCTCTCAAATGGGAATTGACGGGTAAACTTAAAGCGGAAATCTCGAAATATATCAAAAAGGCCGAGATTAAAACTGAATTGGAAGAACTGTTAAGGGAAACTCTGCTTTGTGAGGCGCGAGGATTACGGTTTGATTCTTATATGCAGTATATAGAGCTGTTGAGAGAGCCGCAAAAGAAATTCTGGCTGCCGAGAAGAAAACAATTACTACCCGTCTGTAACGCAATTCAGGAATTAATTGATGATAAATTAGATATTTTAACCGTTTCTCTGCCGCCGGGAAGCGGAAAAGCCCTTGCTGACGACACTCCCGTATTGACAAGAAACGGTTGGAAAAAACACGGCGATTTGCGCGTCGGAGATTATGTTGTATCTTCTAAAGGCAAATTCGTTGAGGTTGTCGCTGTTCATCCGAAATGTGAAATGCAGTATAGGGTAACTTTTTCAAATGGCGAAAGCTTAGTTTGTCACGGCAATCATGAGTGGTTTGTTTATAACCGGCACAGGATGAAATTTGAGACTTTAAGCACAGAATATATTGCTGAGTCTCAAATTGAAACAGGCGAGCCGGGAAAAAGAGGACACCGCTATCATTTTCAGCTTCCTTTGAGAGAACCGCTGGATTGCGAAGATAAAGAATTGTTTGTTGACCCTTATACTCTCGGCGCATGGCTCGGAGACGGGCGAAACAATAACCCTGATGTATGTGGCGACAAAAATGATTATCAGATAATAGAAAAAATCTCACGCTCATACCCTGTTTCATGGCACACGACGCACAAAACAACAGGCGTTGAGTATTACGGATTTAAATTATTAAGACAAGCCTTGCAAAAGTACGGCATGTGTCATTCGAGACGCAGAGTAGATAAGTTTATACCCGACGATTACTTCACGGCGAGCAAAAAACAACGCTTAGAACTTCTCGCGGGGCTTATAGATACCGACGGTTGCAAATTAACCGACAAAAACGGGTATTCATTCTCAACAGCAGAAGAAACGCTCAAAGACTCTTTTGTAAAACTGATTGCAACATTCGGCTGGCGTACAAGCGTGGGATATGCTGAACCGCACAAGTCAACATCCGGCATATACGGGCGCAGAGGTTGTTATACAGTTAAATTTCTTCCTACGGAGTATGTTCCCTGCGTTTTGCCGAGAAAGCAACTTAAACACTTTTCTGAACAGCGCAAAATTGCAATATCAAAGATAGAAAAAATAAGCGGTATTCGCGGCAACTGCATAACGGTTGAAGGCGGTCTGTATTGTGTTGGGAACACCATGCTCACAACGCATAACAGCACTCTCGAAATCTTTTTACACTCCATGATGATAGGCGCAAACCCCGACAAGCCTTCATTGGCGAGCGGTCATTCGGGTATTCTGACAAATTCCATATATGACGGCGTTTTGGGAATTATAAGCGATCCGTATGAGTATTTGTGGAGTGATATTTTCCCGCATGCAGGGGAAATAATCACAAATGCTAAGGAGCAGACAATAGATTTAGGCAAAAAACACCGCTTTTCCTCGCTTACATGCCGTGCAATCGGAGCTTCGTTGACGGGCGCGACAAGGTGTGAACAGTTTTTGACCGCCGACGACCTTGTTTCCGGCATAGAAGAGGCTCTTTCCGTGCCGAGACTCGAAAAGTTGTGGCAATCCTATACAAATGACCTTAAATCGAGAAAAAAGTTAGGCTGTAAAGAGCTTCACTTAGCAACACGGTGGTCTGTTCACGATCCTATCGGAAAATTACAGACAATGTACGAAAATTCCGAGGATGTACGCTTTAAATGTCTGGTAGTACCCGCTCTCGACGAAAACGGGGAAAGTAACTTTAATTACGATTACGGCGTTGGTTTTGATACGAAATATTTCAAGGAAATGGAAGAATCTCTCGACGAAGCTTCGTTCAGAGCCTTGTTTATGAATCAGCCCATAGAGAGAGAAGGATTGCTTTATCCGCCCGATTCTCTGAAATATTACTATTCATTACCCGAAGAAGAACCCGACGGCATAATTGCCGTTTGTGATACAAAAGACCGAGGCAAAGACTATTGTGTACTTCCTGTTGCGTACATTTACGGGCAGAATTATTACATTGAGGATGTTATTTGCGATAATTCTCTTCCCGAAGTGGTTGATAAGCGGTTGGTTGATATTTTATGTCAGCATAATGTTCAGCGAGCGCACTTTGAAAGCAATGCAGCGGGCGGAAGAATAGCAAGTGATGTTGAAAAAGCGTTAAAAGCTAAGAATAAACGCTGTTCAGTATCGACAAAATACACTACACAGACAAAAGAAACAAAAATAATCGTCAATTCGGGGTGGATTAAAGAGCATTGTTTCTTTAAAGAGACTTTTGCGAGAAACACTGATTACGGACGGTTTATGAATATGATGTGCACATATACCCAGATAGGCAAAAACGAACACGACGACGCGCCGGACGCAATGGCGATGTTGGCGGAGTTTGTTACAAGTATGTCACTCACAAAGGTTGAAGTATTCAAAAGACCTTTTTAAAAAGCAAGAAACCCCCGGTAAAGCCGAGGGAATCCCGCAAAGGAGTGATATATGAGGCCGTGTAATTATGGTATCACCGATAAAAAGCATATATGTTACAAGATTGTAAACGATGTGGGGTGGCAAAATTGGTTTTAACAGGAAGAAGAGTAATTTATACCGATGAAAGAGAAATAACCGCTGAAAATGTGGTTAGTGTGCTGAATAAGGCGACAAAAACGCACTCAACGAACAGCTCTGAAATAGAATATCTTTACAATTACTACAAAGGCGATCAGCCTGTTCTTTACAGAGTAAAGGATGTGCGGCCTGAGATACAGAATAATGTGGTTGTAAACAGGGCAAATGAGATTGTTTCCTTTAAGGCGGGCTATCTCATGGGCGAGCCTGTTCAGTACATTTCCAAAGGCGAAGGCTTATCGGAAAAGATACAAGCACTTAATGATTTTATGTATTCCGAAGGCAAAGCAAAGAAGGATATGTCGGTAGCAACATGGTTCTATATCTGCGGACAGGGATATAAGCTGATTCTTCCCGACAACACCGGCGAAATGGACGAAGCCCCGTTTGAGATATATTCACTCGATCCGAGGACAACCTTCGTTGTTTATGATTCGGGTTTGGGAAATAAGCCTTTAATGGGCGTTACATTTACCAAAGTAAACAGGAAAATAAGATATTCAATCTATACAAAGACAGAATACTTTGAAATAGAAGGCAACGAGATAATCGTACATGACAGTCATACATTAGGCGAGATACCCATTATTGAGTATTTTGCAAATGACGCGAGGCTCGGAGCTTTTGAGATAGTTTTAGGCTTACTCGACGCTATCAATACCGTTGAAAGCAACAGGGTTGACGGTATAGAGCAATTTGTACAGGCATTAATGATTTTCTACGGTGTGGATATAGACACGGAAACATTCACTTCGTTAAAAGAGTTAGGCGGCCTTAAAGTGCCCTCTGACGGCGATGTTAAGTATCTTATACAGGAACTTAATCAATCACAAACACAAACCGTTGTTGATGATATGTACCAGACTATTCTCACAATCTGCGGTATGCCGAACAGGAACGGCGGCTCTTCCACAAGCGATACAGGTTCAGCGGTCATATTGAGAGACGGTTGGAGCGACGCTGAGGCGAGAGCGAAAGACGCCGAGAGGTGCTTTAAAGAGAGCGAGCTTACATTCCTTAAAATTGCAATCCGTATCTGCAATAAATTGAGACAACAGGATTTGAAGCTCTCACAGATAGATATACGCTTCACAAGAAGAAATTATGAGAATATCCAAATGAAGGCTCAGGTGCTTACAACATTACTCGGTTGCGGCAAGGTTCATCCGCAATTAGCCTTTTCACATTCGGGCATGTTTGCCGATCCCGATTTGGCTTATGAGATGTCGGAAGAATATGTTAAAACACAAACCCCGGTTGAAACTGAGGCGGTTGTAAATGAATAAATATCTTCTCGGATTTGATGAAATAAACCGTCTGGATTTTGAAGCGGAACTCGAAGAACTGTTTGAATCACTATATACCGTTATGTATGACGCTTATATAAGGGGCTTCGGAGACGAAGAACCGAAAGAGGATTTAATTGAGTTATTGATTTTCTTCAAATATGACGGCAAAGACCCGTTTGATTTACTCGAAGAGGCATATAAAGACAAAGACACGGTGAGAATAAAGACTATTTTCGATAATGAATATCACCGTATGTTCAATGCAGGGGCTTATGACTACGGAAAAGAACATTGTGAGACAAAAAAATGGGTCACAATGAACGATTTTAAAGTCAGAGATACCCATAACTATCTTGAAGGAATTGAAGTGCCTGTTGACGCGGAATTTATCACTTTTGACGGTGACGCGGCACTTTATCCCGGCGGATTCTCAAACGCTTCAAACAATGTAAATTGTCGGTGCGTTTTGGAATATAAATGACAGGGAAGTCTATAATCGCAAAACAGAGTGAACTGTAAACGCAAAAAGACAGGGAAGTCTATAATCGCGGAAAGGAAAAGTTATGAAAAACAAAATCGAAAAACCCGAAAATTATGAGGCAATGTCGGCAGAAGAAAAACTCGCGTTCTTTGAAAGCTTTGAATTTGAGGATAATTCCGAAACAATTCAGAAACTTAAAGACAGCGTGAGCGCGGCTAATTCAGAGGCGGCAGATTGGAAGAAAAAGCACAATGCCCGGTTATCAGCCGAGGAAAAGGCAAAGGCAGAGAGAGACGAAGAGCTTGAAATGCTGAGAGCCGAAAGAGACGAGCTGAAAAAGAGCAAAGCTATCTCCGATTATACCGCAAAATTGGCTGAAATAGGATATGAACCCACATTAGCCGAAAGTATGGCTCAGGCATTGGCTGACGGTGATGTTGCTAAGGTTATGGATAATCTTACGGCTGACCGAAAATCATTCAAGAGTCATGTTGAGGCTGAACTTATCGGAAGAACGCCGAAGCCTCAGACAAGTAACGGGGTTGCAACAACAAAAGAAGAAATTCTTAAAATAAAAGACCCCGCCGAAAGACAGCAAAAAATTGCCGAAAACATAGAATTATTCAGATAGGAGGAATACTACAATGGCAGTTAAAGACAACCTTACCAAAGCGGCGAATATCACGGTAAATGCCCGTGAAATCGACTTTGTAACCCGTTTTGGTGCAAATTGGGACGCTCTCGCCGCTATTCTCGGCATTATGCGCCCTATCAGAAAAACCCCCGGCACAAAGCTTGTTGCTTCAACAGCAACAGTAACCCTTCAGCCCGGTAATGTTGCGGAAGGCGAAGAGATTCCTTATTCTCTCGCAGAAGTAACTCCCGTTGCGTATGCTGATGTTGACCTCAGAAAATACGCAAAGGCTGTTTCCATTGAGGCCGTAAACAAATACGGCGCGGCTGTTGCCGTACAGAAAACCGACGACGCTTTCCTTACAGAGCTTCAGAAGGTTGTTCTTGGCGAGTTTTATGCTTTCCTTAACACCGGCTCTCTTACAAGCGCAGAGCAGAGCTTTCAGATGGCTCTTGCAATGGCTAAGGCTAATGTTATCGACAAGTTTAACAAAATGCGCAAGGATGTAACCGAGATAGTGGGCTTCTGCAATGTGCTTGACGCTTATAAGTATCTCGGTGCGGCTAACATAACCGTACAGACCGCTTTCGGTCTCACCTACATTAAGGACTTCATGGGTTATTCAACCCTGTTCCTTCTTTCAGCTCCCGATATTCCTCTCGGCAGAGTTATAGCAACTCCCGTTGAGAATATTGACCTTTATTATGTTGATCCCGGCGACGGCGACTTCGGACAGCTCGGTCTCGATTACACAGTTGCGGGCGAAACAAATCTTATCGGCTTTCATGCAATGGGTAATTACTCACACGCAGTAGGCGAGTGCTATGCTCTTATGGGTATGAAGTTATGGGCTGAATACCTTGACGGCATTGCAGTTGTCGATGTGGACTCAAATTTTTAACTGACCTCACCGTTGCGTCCGAAACCGACGCAGCGACTTTCCCTTGGACGGATAAGAAAGCCAGCGATATGCAGAGCGGCATTACAATCGCTGACGGTGAGGTAACAGGAACGCTCAAATTCATCGAAGGCGGCCTTTCACCGAGCGGCCCGCTTTCAGGCGACGGATATTTCATTGCTCTTAAATGGAGCAATCTTGACACTCATACAAATTCCCTTAAAGTTGGACTTAATCCTTCAGAGGGCACAGGACTTGTTGAGTGCTTCGACGATCCTGACAGAAACGGCGTATTCAAGATTACAGATAAAGACACGCAGAAGATCGAGATTATCCAGAGTGACGGAACTCACAGGAACATTCAGTATTTCGGTCTCAGCGGCCTTGAACTTGAAGAAGCGGAGGGTCTGTAATGTATAAAGTCATTAGGGCTTTCAAAGACCTCGAAGATAATAACAAGCTCTATAATGTGGGTGATATATTCCCCACAGCGGGCAAATCTAAGGAAAGGGTTGCATATCTTAAAAGCAGCACGAATAAGTTAGGTGAGCCTGTCATAAAATATGTGAAGAGCAAAGAAGAAAAACCGTTATAAGTAAAACGAGAGGGTGATTTTCAATGAGAAATGAATTTGAAACAAAAGAGGCGTTTCAGAGTGCCTACAATTATGTGCTAAACGAGGATATTGAAACTCTGTACAGCATGGCGGAAAAGGCTTACCTTGACAGGGCATTTCCCTTCGCCCCGGAAATCACTTCAATTCCCGAAAATCGCCCTCGCGCTTATGATTGGATTTATGAGTGCATGCGCGAGATAGCCGAGAAATCGGGATGTTCCGCAATGACGCATTATTCCGAAAACGGTATCTCAATTACATGGGATAAGAGCGGCATAAGTCAAGGATTACTTAACAGAATAACACCGCAGGCGGGGATAGTATGAGATTAGGTGAAAAAATCTATCACAAAAAACGAATAATCGCTGACGGCGTTGTTTCGTATGCCGATCCGACAGAATATGTAACGAGATTCAATTACATTAATGTTCAGCCTACGAGGGTTGCGCTGAATAACATGGCCGGTTATCTTACCACAGAAGATTTTGGCGAACACAATACTAAGGGTTGGAACATTATTGCTAACGAGAAGATATTCCGTAATGTTTTTGCAGAGGGAGATTTGCTGTACCTTGACGGCAGAACTCCCGATGATCTGCCTAATGCGATAATAACAAGCGTCAGGATTCAAAATATCGGAATATTTATGACGGTCAAGCTTTTAGAAGGTGAGTAAATGGATTTAACACCTTTTTACCGTTTTCAAAAGCGAGTAATTGAATTTAGAGCGCGCCTTCCGTATGCCGCTGATACAGTAATGAGAGCTGCGAGAGATCACATTCAATATCTTGTGCGGCAGACAGAAGGTTATGAAGGCGCAATGGTAACAATCATATCTCAGGACAGGGCAAACAATATATTGACAGCCGTTCTCGACATAAGGGATAGCGAATTGTGGTTTAAAGAATTTGGTACGGGATATGTAGGACAATCAAGTGCCGTGCATTGGGAGTATTTACCCACAGTTGATTTATCATTTTTCAGCAGAGGAGCAATGCAACATACGCACGGTTGGGAATATGCCTATCATCCCGATACCAAAGCAAAAGGGTATTGGACTTATCGCGGACAGAATTATTACGGCGAACCGGCACTCAACGGCGTATCAAACGCGATTATCCGCATACAGTATGAAGGAATACCGAATCTTGCAACATGGCTGAGAGAATACTTGTGAGGTAGCTTATGGTTATTGACGATATTATTACTTATCTGCAAAACAAAATAAGCAATGACGAAATCTTTAAGGACGCGAAAGTGCTTGAAGCATATACTTACGGCCATAAGGTTAAGTCAACCGAGGTACAAGTAATGTTCAGGGAACACTCGGAATTTGAAAGATTCACAACCTTTGACGGTATTGAAGCTTCTGTATGCCCTTTATTGATAAACATATACGCAACACAGACAACATACGAACAGACGGTAAACGAAGAAACCGTTACAGTAACGCTCTCCGCACAGAGAGCGAGCTATTTGTTAGCGCAAAAAATAGTGGGTTGGCTTGACTCGGCAACATTGGCGAGCAATATCAATGATGTTTTGAGCGCGACAAAAGCGAGATTTTTGCCCGGTGTACCGTTTGATGTGGGAACATTACTGTATCAATCGGTAGTCAGAGCAAATTTGCATGTTAAAAACATATAGGAGGTAACTAACATGGCAGCAGGAACACCTATTGCCGCAATCGGCGTAAAAGTTGGTTATAAGGCCGTTGCTCAGACGAGCAAACCGACATCTATTTCATGGGGTTCGGGCGGCTTTACGCAGATTAACGACATAAAGTCAACACCTGACTTTAACCCTCAGCCTAACACCGCCGACGCGACAACCTTTGATAACCTTCAGTACACCACAGCTATTGAGCTTCTTAAAGATATAGGCGGCGCACTTGAATTTAATGCTAACCTTACAGCTTCGTTTAAGACCGCATGGGCGGCTCTTTGCGCAGACGCGGTTGACACTACAAAGGGCAACGGCGGCGCGTGGTTTGCAATCACAATCCCCGGTATATCAGACAGCATTATGTTCTTCGGAAAACCCTCGGCTCTCGGCCTTCCCGCTCTTTCAGCGAACACACTTGCCGAGACTTCGGTTTATGTAACTCCGATAACTGAGCCTGAATGGGTAGCCCCCGCAGTATAAAACAGAAAGGAAATACGCATGAAAACTTTGATAAAACATATTTCAGTAGGTAAATATGAATTTAATGTAGGCATAGACAGAGCAATCACCGTTGATGTATTTGAGCATTTCCCTGAACTTATGGAATATTTGCTTGAAAATCAATCAGCGGGCGATGAAAACAAAATCGTCATTAACGCAATCAAGGAAAAAACGCTCGGAAAGCTTCTTGAAAGCACCGATAAGATTAAAGACCTTGTTAAATATGCGTTCCCGTTCATTCTTGCAAAAGCAGACAAAGAACAGGCAGATAAGGCCGATGAAATCATTGACTATATCTACGAAAATGAAGTTGAGGACGAGTTTTCAAACGCTGTATTTGAGTTTATATGCTTGGGTTTTACCGAAGGCACCAGCGACAAGAAGCCCAGAGTGAAATTCACAATGAAATAACAAAATCGGGTAATCATCCCCTCTTGAAATATGGCTTACGCTCATATTTTGAGAGGGAATGGCTCGATAATGCGTTGCTGGTAGGTATGACCCCCGATGAATTTTGGTACGGCGATCCCGAATTATACTACAATTACACAAGGGTTTACGAATTAAAGCAAAAGGAAAGGCAAAAGGAAATATGGACTATTGGCGTGAGATTTTGTCAAGCGTTGCAGAGCACACTTGTATTCCCCGCCGGTGTAGTTGACGGAGCGGCAATCCGTCAAATGCCTAAATATCCCGATTGCCCGTACACAGACGAAATCAAAGAAGAATACACAGAAGAAGAGATTGCATATCTCAGAGAAAAAGCATACTACAATTTTAAAAATTGGGTAGATAGCTTCAAGCGAGGTGATAATAATGGCGGGTAACGAAAATGTTATTGAGAGCCTAAAACTTGAAATAGGCGTTGAGATACACGGTCAAGACAAATTAATTACATTACAATCGACTTTGTCAACATTTACCAGAACGCTTGAAACTGTAAATAACAAGCTGAGAGAATACGCAAATTTATCAAACACATTACGGGCGGTAGGTTTGCCGCAAGTTGAAACAGGACAGCAATCAAGCCTGTTTGCGTTTTCGGAAAATCTCGACAGGGTAAATGAGAGGCTAAGAGAATATACGGAATTGGCAAACAATGTCAATGCAATTAATTTCCCCTCTCTGACCGAAGGCTCTCCCTCGGCAATGCCCGAAGAGATACCGACAATAGAATTGCCCGATATGACAGGCGTTGAGGCTATTGCTCCCGCAATAGATAATGTCACGGATTCCGTCGAAGAACTCAACGAATCAATAGGCAGAACTACGGAAACCGAACATGCAGCGAGTAAAGGAGCAAGTGCTCTCGGACAGCAATTAAGAAAACTCGCTTCGGATGTTCTTGTTGCCGGAAAGAGCGCGGACAGAGCAAGCAACGGCCTCGGCAAAATGGTTAGTGCCTTTGTGAGAATCGCAAAATACAGAGCAATCAGAGCGATAATCCGAGGCATAACAGAAGGATTGAGAGAAGGCGTTCAAAATTTGGCGGCCTTCGATTCATCATTTAACGGTACAATGAGCAGCCTTGTTTCGAGCACGGCGTATCTTAAAAACGCCTTCGGAACATTGGCGCAGCCCTTATTGGAAATTCTTATCCCTGTTATCGTTCAGGTTATAGATTACATTGTAGCGGCGATAAATAAGATTAATGAGTTTATCGCAATTATACAAGGTAAAAGCACATATACGGCGGCTGTAAAATACACAAAGAGTTATGCTTCTAATATGGATAAGGCCGCAAAATCAGCAAAAGAAATCAAGCGATCCCTTATGGGGTTCGATGAAATAAACAGATTAACCGACAATGCTTCGTCGGCAGGCGGAGGCGCGGCAGGCGGTGTTTCGCCGTCGCAAATGTTTGAGACCCGCCCGGCTGACGGAGATATTGTCGATAAGGTGCGTACTATTTTACGCACAATAGAGAGAATAGCGGGCGCAATGCTTCTCGCGATAGGTTGTGTATTGCTTGTAACAGGACATATCGGAATAGGCGTTGCCTGTATCATAGCGGGCGTAACGCTTGTCGCGGCCTCTTTAAAATACGGAGAAGCGGAAGATAAAGTGAAACAAGCGATTACGACTATTGAGGCGATTGTAGGTACGGCGTTCCTTGCAATAGGCGCAATTCTTACATTTACAGGACATATCGGAGTAGGTATCGCGCTCATGGCAATAGGTGTTACAGCACTTGTCGGCAGCGTTCTTCTCGATTGGTCGTCACTCAACGGAAAGATAGCGCAAGTCTGCTCGGCAATCACAGTTATTGTCTCAGGTGCTTTATTGGCAATAGGCATTATACTCGCATGCGCCTCCCCTGCTCACATGGCTCTCGGTATAGCCTTACTTGCCGCCGGAGCGGTAGGTTTGGTAGCCTCTGTTGTAATGAATTGGAACGATATGTCAGAACGCACTAAAAAGGTTGTAACCGACATAACACTCGCAATAAGCGGCGCAATGCTCGCCGTTGGCGCGGTTCTCGCGCTCTCAGGCGTAAATCTTCCTCTCGGTATCGCATTAATGGCGGCGGGCGCAGTAGGGCTTGTAGCGGCGGTAGCGTTGAATTGGAACTCAACTTCGGAACGCACAAAAACAGCCGTCGGCGCAGTAATGGCCGTTCTCGGCGGTGCTCTGCTTGTGGTTGGCGCAATACTCACATTTTCGGGCGTGGCTCTGCCGTTAGGCATAGGATTAATGGCAGCGGGAGGTTTATCTCTCGGTTCGGCAATGGCGTTAAATTGGAACGCTCTCACTCAGAAATTTACCGAAGCTTTTGATAAACTTAAATCCAAAGTCACAACTAAACTCGCGGAATTAAAAGAAAAATTCCAGAGTTGGAGAGCACACCTTAAAGCCCCTCACCTTACATGGCAATCAAACGGTATTCAAACACAGGGAATTATCAAAAAGGCACTCGAAGCCCTTAATCTTCCCACAACATTACCGAAGCTTCATGTTGATTGGTATGCAAAAGGCGGATTCCCGGAGGACGGTTTATTTATGGCGAATCACGGCGAGCTTGTCGGACAGTTTGCAAACGGAAGAACAGCGGTTGCTAATAACGAACAGATTGAAGCGGGTATTGAAGAGGCCGCATACAGAGGATTTATGAGAGCAATGGGTAACAACGGCGGCGGCACAACGACATTCATTGCACAGCTTAACGGAAAGACTCTCTTTGAGGAAGTAGTGAGACAGAATAACAACGCAACAAAATCATACGGGTCAAGCCCCTTAACAGCATTTTAAAGAGGTGAGATTATGGCATATCCGTTCAAATTGAAAGTAGGCAACTCTTGGTATGCCTTAGACGGTATAGACAATAACGGGTATTTCCCCGCGATAAAATATCAGGGCGCAAGCGTTTCGCTTGAAGGCGTTGACAGCGCAAGCGCGGGAAGAAATCAAAACGGTACAATGATTAGAGATTTGGTCGCAACAAAAGTCAAATGGCAATTAGAATTTGTACCCTGTACCCAGACTCAGCTCAAACACCTTCTCGACGCTGTTGCCGGGGCTTCCTTTTTATTTGAATATCCTGACCCCACAAAGACAAGCGGAACTACAAGCACAAAATACTTTTATGTAGGTGCTCGCTCTGCCCCTGTATGGAAAATAGACAGATCAACTTCGAGCGGCGGCTTATGGGGAAATGTTACGATGAACTTTATCGAAATGTGAGGTGAGGTTATGTACACACCTAACACGGCGTATGAATCAAATAACAGATCGTTTACGGCAACGGTGCAATATTATGCCGGGTTTTATATCAGCTTAGAGACGGCGCAAGTGGTAAACTTTACTATTTCCCAGAGCTTGGTTGCTAATAATGCTATCACAATGGGAACTACAAACGCCTCAAAATTAGAATTAACGCTTGCAAATCTGACCGCTTCCGATGTTGCCGCTTTATATAAAGGCGTGAGATTAAGGGTTAGACTTAACTGTACCGCAACAGGGTACACAAGTGACAGCAACAGAACCCTCGGCGTTTTTTATATTGACGAAATAGAGTTTACAGAGAATCACGCCGATTCAAATATGTCGGCAAAAATCACGGCTTATGACGGATTTTACAAGACAGAGAAACCGTTTACTCCCCCGCAGAGCGATTCTACAATCCGCTCATTAATTAACAGTATATGTTCATCATGCGGCGTTTCGGCCTATTCCTCGGCGTGGAGCGATTCAATTACTGTTTCCTCATACCCCGAAGGCGCGTCATGCAGAACGATGATAGGCTATCTTGCCGGATTAGAAGGCGCGGTAGCAGTTTTTGACGCAGGCAGCTTAATTCCTAAATGGTACGGAAACGGCACTAATGTTAAGACAATAACCCGTGACGAACAGTACGAAAATGCTGTTGAAATAGGAAAATCGAGCAATCAATTTCAAAGCGGAATAGTCACAATAAAATATCTTGAAAGCGGAACAGGAGACGGCGACGAACATTATATTTACCCGAATAACGCCGTGCTCGGTGAGAGTATATCCTTTGAAAACCCCTTAATGACCGAAGAGAGATTACAGCAAATATATGCTGACAAAATCTCAGATACGGCGAATGTTTATAAAGTATCTTTTACTCCCCTCTCGGTCAAATGGCGAGGAAACGCGACAATCGAATTAGGCGAGATTGTCAAAGTAAAAGACAAGGCGGGAAATGACATGAATTGTTATGTCATGGAACGCAACATATTCTACGACGGCGGATATTACGAGGAATACAAATGTTGCGGAGAGAATGAGACCACAATTTCATTTTCAACGAATACATTAATGCAGAAGCTTACCCGCAGATTATCCGCAATGGAAGAAGAGATACAAAACGCGACAAATGTTATCTCTCAAACACAGGGTAGTGTATTTGAATTAGTCAGCGCAAATGACCCGTCTGACCCCGACAAAAATGCCGGTTGGAGATTATATAGCACAACGAATAATAATGTTATCCTCGCAACGGCGGGCGGCATAGGATTCAGCACAAACGGCGGAGAATCTTTTGACGCGGCGGCTATTTACATGGACTCAGACGGCGGCCATATTGTAGGAACATACATTACGGCGGGGTCTATATCGGCAGACCAAATCAATTTTACAAGCTCCACAAACGGCGTAAACAAAGCAATTCAAGACAACATGGCAAGCGGCGCAATTCTTATCGGCAATGCAAAAATTACGGGAACGGCGAACACTACATTGTCTCAGGCGTTATCAACGATTGGAACGGCGGCAAGCAATGCGGAAACCGCCGCCGGGAATGCGGAAACCGCCGCTTCTGCCGCGCAAGAAACCGTTGCTTCGTGGGCGTTGGCGAGCGACACGACATTAATTGACGGCGCAAAAATAGCAACAGGCTCTATAACGGCTCAACAGATAAAGATTGGTTGGGGCGGTACGAATTACGCCGCTCTCGGCATGACGATAGACAGCACAAGCTATCTTGAAACAAGTCAACCGCAAACGGATGATTATGCTCCTACGGTGAGCGTTAAGGCAAACATACCTTCGGGCACAGAAGCTTATGCTCATTCAAGCCCGTTTTTTGCTATCAAAGGTGCGAATCTTCTTGCAACAGGCACGGCAACAACAAATTTAACATCTGCTTCGACCACAAGATATTGCGGAATGGTTCTCGAATATAGCGCAACGGCAGACGGAACATACAACATACTTCAAAACGAATACGATTCAACATCGGGTTGGGCATTATCGGTAAAAAATCTGAAAATAAAGTATGTTGCAGAGAACGACGGCTATTACAGATTAAAGGTATATTTCCGTTATCTCAACACAGCTACGCCTTATCCTCCGAAAATCGAAAAAATAACCGTCACTCAATCCGTTTCGGGTGAAATGATTGTCAACGGCATAATCAAGAGTCAGGACGGCAACACATTCTTTGACCTTAATACAAGCCTGTTGAGCACAAACAACATAAATGTAACGGGCGGCACAATAAAAATAGGCACAACGAATTATTATACGAAAATATCAAACGGTTCAATAGAGCAATACTATTCTTATAATTCAAGCGATTCAAGAACAGGCGGCCTTGTTCCCATTGGCAGCGGTAACAGTTATTACGAAGGCTTATATTATGACGGTAGCAATTCTCAGGGCGTTACGATAGGATATTTTTCGTCAAGTGCTTACAAAAGAATTGTTGAGATTAAAAAAGGCGCGGCAGATTACGGCGGATATTTAATTGCGAGGAGTAATAAATTCAGCAGCATAATTAATCAGCGAATGTTTAATTATGTTTCTGAATCAAACCCCGGCACGATATATGAATCAAAATTTGGCGTTGGCGATTTGTTTAACAAAGAAAAAGCCGTTGTGGTAAACGGAAACTATTTTGAGTCTAACATGGTTTACCCGCCCGATTTAGCACACAAAGGCGCGATTGCACAAACAAACATATATTACGGCGTTTCCTTCAGCTCGACAGCATTAGTATCATTAACAATTAGAATACCTATAACAAATGCGGACAGTTATATTTATTTTGATGATTTTTCGTTTGACTCATACGGCATGTGTTATGTTTATGCGTATTTCTTTAACGGCACTTCGCCCGTCGGCAGCCCCGTAAAATTGGCAACAAGTTATTCTTATGGCGGTAATAATGGATATATCTGGGGAAATAATAATCAGCCGGGATATTTTAACAATTATCAAGTTTCAGTACCGAGCGGAGCAACGCATGTTAGGCTATACGCACAAAGCACTTCTTCGGGAAGCGGAGAGTGGTGCGGTTCTCTCGGCGGAACGATAAGGTATAAACTCTCAGGCAATATTCCTTCGGGCGGTTTTGAATTGTATGACCCGACAAACAGCTCACAGCTTGCAAGAATGGATATTTGTCAAGGTATTTACGGCGGAACGAGAGTTATTACCAAATCAGACAACGGTGAGACGTGTACGGCAGAGTATATGTCGGACGGCATAATCATTAAAGGCAATGAATTAAAGTTTGGCTCTGACGGCTTATATTACAACGGGGTCAGGCTAAAATATGCGTAACAGGAGGTAACATAATGGAAAAACTCGAAAAGAAGCTTGCCGATATAAGGGCGAGAAAAGAACAGGCACTTGCAAATCTTCATGCTCTTCAGGGCGCGGAGCAAATGCTTCTCGAATTGATTGACGAGCAAAAGGCGGTGACGGAAAATGAGAACAGTAACGATTGATTTTACTTCAAACAAGCCCATTGAGCCGTATTACAGCGGCGAACAGGGCGAAAACAATGCGGTTGAATTAAAAATCATACCTTCCGATGATATGACGAGTGATTCCCGTATTGTGACCTATTATGTAGCCTTCAAAGTTGACGACGGTCTTGTATTGTCGAGAACATTCACGGCGGGAGAAGAAATTGAAGTGCCTCTCGGCGTAAATGTGACAAGTCAGAGGCGAGTATGTTTTCAGCTTATTGCAATCAGCGACGACGGCGAGACAGTTGTTTCCAAATCTCCTATTGTTTTGCTTTATATCGGCACTTCGCTTGAAGGCGATGTATTACCCGATCCGATTACCGGGGAAACAATTTATACCGAGATAGCACACTTAACGGAGATTGCCTCGGAATTAAAAGAGATTGCCGAACATATAGACTTAACGCCTATATACGCAAAGCTTGACACCATTGAAGAAGGCGCAGAGGTAAATGTTCAATCCGATTGGGATCAGACAGATACAACGGCGGATGATTACATTAAAAACAAACCTACACCGACAGTTGAGATTAAATCTTCGGACAGCGAAACACTTCTTTACACCTTTGCCGAAATATTGGAAATGTGGGATGAAGGCAAAATACTGACATATAACGGATATTATATTATCAACTTTTATATGTATGAGCGGAGATACCTTCGTTTTTATTATCTCGGTGATAATAACGCCTCAAATCATAAGAGCGAGCGTCGTCTTGCGTGTTATATAAGACCTAACACAATGGAATTTGATGTGCAGAGCGGCGTGTTCAGCTCGGAAGATTTTACAACATATTTAAAAACTAAGCTGACTAATATCGAAGAAAACGCTCAGAGGAATGTTCAAAGCGATTGGGAACAGAGTGACACTTCCGCCGATGATTTTATTAAGAATAAGCCTGATTTTCCCGACAAAATGAACGAGATATACGATAAAACCGTGAGCAATATCAAGTATTCAAAATACACGGGCGCAGAGTTGTATTCCTCATTCCTCGCGGGTAGGCTTTATTGTTATGACGGTCACATAATCATCGGAATGTCGGTTGTCGATAGTAATTCATATTATGTTTATTACTTTGCGGGCGGTGCTATAACAATAGAGAGCGATTACAACTGTTCGCTGAGAAGGATAACGCTCGACAATAACAAAGTATTATCAAATGACGCTTTGTGCGGCTCATTCTCAAAAGCAGATTTTACTTCAACAGAGAAAAACAAATTAGCGGGAATAGCCGCAAATGCTCAGGTAAACACGATTGAGAAAATCACCGACAGCAACGGCACGGAGCTGACAATAACAAACAAAACTGTTGCGCTCCCTGCAATACCTACGGCTGGCACAATCACAAGCGGCGCAACAGGTTACGCAACAGGCGGCGATGTATATTCGGCAATCGGAAATGTTGAGGCAGTCCTTGCTGAATTGATAGGGGGGAACAGCTAATGAGTATAGCAGACAAATTAACACAGCTTGATGAAATCCGTTCTTCAATGAGAACGAAGCTTGTCACAAAGGGAGTTGACGCTTCTACACACGATTTTGCGAATTTTCCGAGCGATGTAGAGAGCATTCCGAGCGGCGGTGGAACAGACGGGCAATTCTTTCCTATGAATATGACACAGTATATGATACCGACAATGAGTTTAACCTACGGAGGAAATGAGATATGACGTTTGTGAAATTAACAAATATGGTGCAGCAGTTGAGAGCAGGTTCAGTTGATGCTTTATCAAGTTCTGTAACATTTACCGATACGAGTGGAACAAGCAGAAGATTTACCACATCGTCAAGTTATGCTCAATCCGCACAAGCAGAAAATCCGTTCTTTTGTGGCTCTGATGGTTCGATTACTTCTCCGAATACCGATATTGGCAAAATCACATTTTGTGCTTCGTCTGCAACAGAAATTCCTTTTAGCACAACATCCGTATTGAACGAGGTAGGAACAACAACAAGCACATATACAAGGTCAAGCACAGGCTGGATTTGTGTGATTAAGGTTGTGGCGGCAGAAGGAACAAAAATTAATTCACTTTTTGCTTTGAGAAAAATCTACGGTTGGAGCAGACAAGACAACGCTGTCATATGGGCGTTAAAGCTCGACAACGAGGTTACAGTTGACAGTTCAGGAGAGGCAAACTTCACATTCTCAATAACCTATTAAGGAGGAGCTTATGAACTCGATTATAGACACAATCCTCGCCTACATTCAGCGTTTCATTCAATGGGTGATTGACAGCGGTCTCGCCGAAAAAACCGCAGACGCATTTGCTCGGATAATCAGCTTCGACGGTTGGGAGCTTGACGAGCTGATGTGGGATTGGTTAAATACTATATTCGGTAAATAATTTCAGGAGGAATAATTATGGCAGATATAACGAGAGAAGAACAGTATTTAAGTGCAATAGCAAACGGGAGCACGGATGTTCCCGAACCCGTAACACGGGAAGAACAGTATCTTTATCAAATCGCCGTAAATGGCGGCGGCGGTGGAGGCGGCGGGGCTTCTTCCGCTGATAAAGTATCGTATGATAACACAACGAGCGGATTAACCGCAACTAATGTACAGGCCGCAATAGACGAGGTTGCTCAGGGCGGTGGCGGAGGTGGCGGAGACGCGACAGCCGATTTAACTCTTGTCGCGGTTGCTTCGGGAATCACTACAAGCGGTAGTTATAACACGCAGGCTATTACCGGCTTCACTTCATTCGCTCTGACAGCTAACAAGGGCTTCGACACACTTCTTGCAAAAGCGAGGACAAAGAGATTGTCTATTGACGGCGGCGTTTCATGGATTGCTGACGGAGTAGCGACAATCGCAGATGTGAATGTTCACGAACAATCGGTATATCCGAAAGAAGCATTATCTCAGCTCGGTCTTGTGACAAATAAAGACGCTATATTCCTTACATTAAGCAGCATATATAAAAGGGGAGACCAAACAGACAGAGAGCTTGAATTGTATTTGAGATTTACGCCTGCAATGCGACTCATTTATGAAGATACAAACGGCACAATGCAGATAATAGACCCGTCACAGGGAGGCTGATTTGCATGACAATCGGAGAAATCATCGCAATATCTACGGAGATTATCACTTTAATAGGAGTTGTTATTCCTGTTGTTGCTTCTATCTCAAAGATCGCGCAGGGTACAAAATGTCAGCTCCGCTCCGAGATGTTGCGAGTATATTACAAAAATCTCGACAGAAAAGAGATACGGCAATTTGAATTAGAAAACTTTATCAAATTGTATGAGGCATATAAGGCATTACACGGCAATTCCTTTATCGACAGAGTTTACAACGAAGTGCTTGAATGGAAGGTGAATAAATGAAATTTATCGGTGAATTTATTGATAATTACGGTTTTACCATTGTTTACGCCTTGCTCACGGCAATAGCGGGATTTATCGCAACGAAGATAAAAGCTATTTATGAGGCAAAGTGTGATGATGAAACGAAGAAAAAAGTTGTGCGTTCTTGTGTTAAGGCGGTTGAACAGCTTTACAATGATTTAGGCGGCGCAGAAAAACTTGAAAGAGCAAAGGCAAATATTATTCAGATTTTAGAATTAAAAGGAATAGTAATCTCAGAGCTTGAATTAGATATGCTTATTGAAGAGGTAATTGCAGAGTTTAATTTTGAGCGTTTATGGGGTAACGAAACAACCTATTCCGAGAATGAGGAAACAATCTCTTATGATACGGAGGGCGACAAGGATGACCTTAAATAAGTGGGTTAAAACACATTTAGGAAAGTATGTCAAATACAATAAGCACACCGAAGGCTATCAATGCGTTGACCTTGCTAAATCATATTGCGTCGAGGTGTTTGACTTTTTCAAAAAATACCCTGAATTAGAAAAGTCATGGGCGTGGGGCGACGCTCGGAAATGGTATGAAAATTATTCATATCATAAAGAATTAACCGATAATTTCACGAGGATAGCAAACACAGCTTCGTTTGTGCCTATTGCCGGGGATATATGTGTATTCACCGAGAAGAATAAATACGGTCATATTTGCGTTGCGTATGACAATAAATCCACAGCTTCAAAAATATACACGGTAGATCAAAACTATAATCCGCCCGGTAGTAAAGTTAAATACTGCACTCACAGATACGCGAGTGAGGGATTCCTCGGTGTTCTCCGCCCGAAAGACAGGGTTGTATGGGGCGATGTGAATGTGAGAGTCAGACCCGCAATGAGCGCGGAAATAGTAGGCGAAGTCAAGGCAGGCGAAAAGGTAAACATTATTGAGCTTGACAGCACTAAAAAATGGGCGCGTATAGGCAAAGGACAATGGATTTCCTATAAGTATATTAATGAGGTGGGAGAATGACACCGCTTAAATTAATCGGGCTTTACATTTACATTTATGTTATTCACCCATTACAAGAATTTTTGGAGGCAATTAAATGAATATTTCACAGGCAGCTTTTGAGTTTACAGTTGAAAAAATGCAACAGACTATCCGCAGACAGTTGATAGCAATAATAGCATTAGTTATTCTATTTGCCTTAACGGTAGGTGGAATGGTATTTGCGTTTATTCAATATGAGAGTAGTTTTGACACCGAATACTACAATGTTGAAGCTGAAACCGGCAATGCGATTTACAGTTATGTAGGCAAGGGCGGTGATATAACTTATGGCGAAAGTGACAGTTAAGAGAAAGACAAGCAAAAAAGGCACTACAAAAGGCGTTAAAATAAAGAAAGTCTCAAAGAAAAAGTGAGACAAAACATAATCGTTGATTGCCCGGCCTCTAAGATCGAGTATATCATCACCGAGTATGTTCATAATAAACGAGACCGTGAAATTCTCAGAATGAAATGGCTCGACGAAGATACCTACGAGACCATTGCCGAGAAATTTAACATGTCGGTCAGAGGCGTTCAATATGTTCTTGACCGATACAGGAAAAAGTTGCTGAAATATTTCATATAATTTGCGTACCCGCTTCGTTTTCGGAGCGGGTATTTTTTTATATCATATTCCCAGAGGTGATAACAATGTATGACAACGAAGATTTTGCCCCGCAGGAGTGGGATTAATGTATATCTATTATAACCCTAACCCCACAGGCCGCAGAGTAGGCGATTGCGCAATAAGGGCTGTTTCAAAAGCACTCAATACCGATTGGGAAACCGCATACGCAATGATAGCAAATAACGGTTTTCTCATGGGCGATGTTGTTAGCTCAAATTCCGTCTGGGGTTCTGTTCTTAGGGAGCACGGATTCAGCAGAAAAACATTGCCCGATCATTGCCCCGATTGCTATACGGCGGAAGATTTTTGCCGCGACAATCCAGAGGGAACTTTTGTGCTCGGTTTTGGCTCACATGTTGCGACAGTTATTGACGGCAATTTATATGACAGTTGGGATTCCTCAAACGAGATTCCTCAATACTATTGGTACAGGAGAGATTAATCATGGCTTATTATCAAAACAATTACCCCTACAATACTTATCAGCAGATACAAAACGGCGGATTTGTGCGAGTAATGAACGAACAGGAAGCAAGAAACTATCCTGTTGCTCCCGGCTATTCCGTGACCTTTATCGACGATTCATCATCATATTGTTACACAAAAACGGCAGGGTTCTCTCAATTTGACAAACCCATATTCAAAAAATACCGCCTAATAGCAGAAAATGAGCCTCAGAGCGATTCTAAGGCCGAGGGGGATATAGATATACCCCCGACACCTGAATATGCGTTAAAGAGCGATTTTGATAAGCTGAGAGCAGAATTTAAAAAATTAAAGTCAAAGGTGGAAAAAGATAATGATTAACATGTTCAATCTTTTTAGTCAAATGCAGGGCGCATTAATGAACCCCATGCAGTTTTTAATGTCAAAAGGATTCCCACAGGACAGTTTACAAAATCCGCAAATGACAGTACAAAATCTGTTAAACAGCGGAAGAATGTCACAGGAACAGTTTAATCAGTTTTCCGAGATGTCGCGGCAATTACAAAATATGCCGCAATTCCGGCAAATGTTCAGATAATCTTTTATAGTTTGCGCGAACTTTGAGAGAAATATATTTTAACAGGAGATTTTTAATTATGGCACTTGACGATGTAAATGTATCAATGCCCGTAACTCCCGCCTACAACAACGGCGGATTTGGCGGCTTCGGCTCTGATTGGAGTTGGATAATCATTTTACTTTTGTTTGGTATGTTTGGCGGTTGGGGAGGCAACGGAAGCTTCGGCGGAAACAATAACCTTTACCCTTGGCTGTTAAACAATAACACACAGAACGGATTTGATAACGCCGCTCTCGGAGCACAGTTAAGCGGTATTCAGAACTCAATCAATAACGGATTCAGCACAGCGGAGATTTCAGCATGCGGCAGAGCTGCCGATTCTCTCAACCGTTCTTTTGATTCACAGACCGCAATCACAAACGCTTTATACGGCGTAAATTCATCCCTTCAGAATTGTTGTTGCGAAAACAGAGCGAATATTGCAGACCTTAAATACACGATTGCAACAGAAAACTGCGCTGACCGTGCGGCTGTAAATGACGCTCTTCGTGATGTTATAGCGGCAAACACAGCCTCGACGCAGAGGATTCTCGACCAGATGTGCAACGATAAGATTGACGCTAAGAACGAGAAAATCGCTGACCTTCAGAGACAACTCACAATGGCTAATCTTGCGGCTTCGCAGGGAGCACAGACAGCGGCTATTATCGCAAACAACGAGGCGCAGACAACAGCCCTCGAACAGTATCTCGCGCCCGTTCCGAGACCGGCTTTTCTCGTTCAGAACCCTAATTGCTGCACTCAGACTTGTGGTTGTGCGTGAGGTGATTATATGGCTGAGTATTCTGCAATTAGTGAACAGCTTGTTAGCCTTAACAATCCTGTTGTATTCACGGAAGCACCTATTCCCTGCTCAAAAGGTTATGTTTACCATGAGGACGGCACGGGAATTTTTACTCTCAGAGGAATCACAAACAACTGCTTTGCCCGTTATCAAGTCACATTCAACGGGAATGTTGCAATACCCGAAGGCGGAACGGCGACACCTATTGCATTAGCAATAAGCACTCAGGGAGAACCGAGACTTACAAGCAGAGCGATATTTACCCCTGCCGCCGCCGAAGATTACGGCAATCTTACAAGCACGGCGATAGTGACCGTTCCTCGCGGCTGTTGTTTCTCACTCAGCGTGAGAGCTGTACCGGGTTCAGACGATCCGACAGTAACGCCCGCTCCCTCAATTAATGTGTTAAATGCAAATCTTGTAATAAGCAGAATTGCATAACGGAGGTATTTATGAAAAATTTATATGAGATTAAAGAAACCCTCTGCGAAAAGCTTGAAGAATACGGCAGCAAAGAGGTAACAACGAGCACTCTCGAAATTATGGAAAGTCTCTCTACCACAATAAAAAATATCGGCAAAATTATCGCGATGTCGGAAGAAGAATATTCAAATTATTCCGATAACTCATACGGACGCGGCAGAAGGCGCGACTCAATGGGTAGATATTCCAGAGAAACTTATTCCCGTGATGAAGGATTAGTTGATGAAATGCGTAATCTCGCAAATTCACTTCCCGTTCATCAGCGCGGCGATATGGAAAGACTTATTCATAAAATGGAGAATATGTAAAAAAGAATCCCTCGCTTCGGCGGGGGATTTTGACTACCATTCGACTACCATTTTTGATTATTTTTCGCGTTTTTCGCGTTTTTTGCAACAAAAGAGAAACCGCCGAAACCCCTTTATTTTCAAGGATTTCAGCGATTTCAAGGTTTGAATAAAGTGGTGCCGGAAGCGGGGGTCGAACCCGTAATTAAATCGGTCTAATCGCTTATATATCAACGGCCTATAAAATCACCTGACTACCACCTGACTACCGTAACTTAAAATTGCCTCTCTCGCGGCCTCTTCCTTTTCCTTTGACAAATGGCTGTAAACCTGAGCGGTCATTTCCTGTGATTTATGACCCATCCAGAGCATGGCGACCTTCAAGGGAATATCATTATCATATAACAGGGTACAGTATGTATGTCTCAGCTCATGCCATGTGAACGGTTCAATAGTCAATCTCAATACATATTTGTTTTTAATCTTTTTCGGGAGTGCTTTTTCGTTGCCGTATTCCTTTTCGAGATAGCGGAGAATATTTGCAAGCTCTCTCTCCCATTCCCATTGAGCGAGCAATTTCCCGAATACATACTGCGAATTGTGAGGAATTGTTTTGAGATAATCGGCAAGGCATGGGAGCAGCGGAACTAATCTCTCGCCCGCTTTTGTTTTAGGCTCTTTTAAGGAATTACTTTTGTAATCCCATGACTTATTAACTCTAATTGAATTATTCTTAAAATCAATATCATCCCATAACAGAGCCGTTGCCTCTCCCCTTCTCAGCCCCGCCCACATACAAATCAACGCCATAGCTTTACCGGGGAATAAATCATCGGGCAGATTTGCAAGCCTTTTCTGTTCTTCGGAAGTCAAGGCTCTTCTCTCATGTTTCTTTTCGGCTCTCGGTATTTGAATACTCTCACACGGATTGTGAGCGATCCCGCCGTTTATTTTTATGAACACAAATAACTGATTGATAACATTTTTGTATTCTTTTATTGTTTTCTCGCTTTTCTTATCATCAGCAAGGGAGAATAAAAAGCTGCTTATCTCAAAGGGTTTAATCTTGTATGGTATAACCTTAGCTCCGGCGTAATCCTTAAAACTATTCAAGCGATATTTTTTGAGATTGTAGTTTGCCGCCGATGTTTTTCTGCTCTCATTTATGAGAAAAGCTTCAATCCACATAGACAAAGGTGTATCTAAATCCGTAATTCCCCTGCCGTATGCTAAACGAAGCGTATCGGCGTTTTTCTTTGCCTTCTGCGGGGAAGTGCCGTAAACGGTTTTCCGTATTCTCCGTCCGTTTTCGTCCGTTCCTAAGTCAACCTGAACTTGGTATCTTCCGTCTTTTCTCGCTTTCATTGCGGCCTCTCTATTATATGAGCGGGAATAGCCTTATCAAAATCCCCGTTCCGTATATGGTCTAATTCATGTTTCAAAGTCTTTTGTAATTGAGAATAACAATACCTTGAATTGAGATAAATGTTGAAATTCCCGTCCTTATCTCTTTTCGTGAATCCTCTCACGCATAACTCCATATCTTCGTATCTAACAAATATCATTAATCCTCACCTAACATAACATTCATCATTTTAATAAACTTATCCAAATCCTCTTTTGTCGCTTTCTCCGACAAGTCAAAGAGGATTTTTCTTTTTTCAAACAGCTCGTCACGGACTATTTCAACAGTCTCAGGCGGTTCTTCCTCGGTAAATGTTTCAATAGGCACACCGAAATAATCCGCGAACTTTTTTGCTGTTGATAATGTTAGCGTTTTTGACCTTCCTTTTTTCAGCTCGGTCAATAAAGAACGGCTCACACCGATTTCCGCGCATGCCTTCGCACCCGAAATTCCACGGTCAAGGCACAAATTCATAATCGTTTTGTACAAATTTGACATAATAAACCTCCCTGCTCTGTACAAAATGCAGAAATCTGAACTTTGTACAGAAAATGGCTTGACTTGTCAAAAATTCTGTACTATAATCGGTGGTGTCAGGTGCAGAACTTTTAACATAATCTCTCTTGGCGGATTGATTATAATACAAATCTCTGTACTTGTCAATAGAAAAGTGGAGGTGAAATAATGACCGATTACGGGAAGGCCGTAAAGCATGCACTTGTTGACAAGGAAAAAACCCAGACTTGGCTTATCCGAGAGATAAACAAGAAAACGGGGCTTAAAGTTGACAGCTCATATTTATCACATATCTTTTCGGGTCAGCGTAATGCTCCGAGAGTGAAAATGGCAATCTACGATATTTTAAAGGTTAGCGATGAAAATACTGAAACTCAATGATGTTGAATGGCTGTCGGTAACACAGGCAGCACAGGCGGTGAATATGTCGCCGTCAAAGATACGGAACGCGATAACCGGCGAAAAGCTGAAAGCGTTCAGAGACGGAAAACTATTAAGAATACACCGTGACGACCTTAATGATTATATGAACAGAGGGCGTAACGGCGAACTGTAATGACAGCGGCACAATCCTTTTGTCGAGGGTGCGGGTTATGGTATATCTCCTATACTGCAATTAATTTTCTTCATTAATTTCTTCATTTTTGAATAACCTTCCTCACAAAATTTAATATTACAAAGCTCATTTAATCCCCGCTCCCTCGGCTAAGGGATTGTGTCTAAAAGGAGTATTTATGAGAACATTACCTATTGAATATCTTTTAATTTTTCTTCCTATTCTTATGGGAATAGGAGTATCGCTTGCGAGCAAAAGATTTCAGAGATTAAAACCGAAAATTGCTTTATGGGTCGGTTGGCATATTTATCATGAGGATTGGAGCAAAAATGGAAAAGATAATTGATGATTGTGTCGGTTGTGAGCGTTGCGTCCATTGCGGACGGGATCGCATACGAACCTTAGTTTGCGACAAATGCGAAATTGAACTTGACGATGTTTATTATTCAACGCCGGACGGCGACTTTTGCGAAGATTGTTTTTTTGCAAACAGCGAAGAATACGCAAACACACTCACGCTTCAGAACGCATTAAAGGTAGGCGGCGAAACAAGCGTTTATATCAAACAGTTTTATAGTTGGCTTTTTAGTGCAAATGAAATTGAGGCTATTTTGCAACTGAAATTTAGATCGCTTTATTCCGAAGCGGAGCAAAATGAAATCCTCGAAGAATATCGTGCAGAGGATAGAGACGCTTGGATTGATGAACTCGCAGAACAAGACGAAGAAAACGCATTAAAGATAAAGGAGTATAAAAGTGAAGTTTAGAGGATTAAACGCAAATGAGATTGATGTGCGCTTGGGCGGGAACTCAGGAGAGGATAAAGTTTATTTTCTTCTGTACAAAGACGCTCGGTGCGATATGAACATGCTTGACGAATCGGGGTATAAATGGCAGCGCAAACATTACGAGTGCAAAGGTAATCTTTATTGCTCGGTAGGCATTTATGACGAAGATTTGAAAGAGTGGGTATGGCGAGACGATTGCGGAGCTGAGAGTTACACCGAGAAGGAAAAGGGCGAAGCTTCTGACAGCTTTAAAAGGGCTTGCGTAAATTGGGGCATAGGCCGTGAATTATATACCGCTCCGAACATTAAGATTAAGAGGGATGAACTCAAATTTGACCCGACGGGTAAATACTTATGGAGCAAATTAAGAGTTAAAGATATTGCCTACGAAGAAGGCACAGAGAGAACTATAATACGCCTTTGTATCACCGACGGCGACAAGGATGTATATACATACGGTTATGAGAGACAGAAGAAACAGCCCGAAGCCCCTAAATGTGAGAAATGTCAAAAAACAATAGTCTCAGCTCCGTCAAAGGTTAAGGGCGAAGAAGGCAAGTTTATTCCGGCAAGTCAAGTTGTTGCAACTTCAAAAGAGATTACAAGCAAGGCAGGGTTAGGCGAACATGTCTATTGCCCTGAGTGCCTTAAAAAAGTAATTGCCGAGGTAAAGAATGGAAAGTAAAGGGAAAATAGTCAACATCACTTATGATGAATACGGAAACCCGCTCGCAATAATCCGATTATCAAAAGATTGCAAGGCCAAATTAAACATATTATTGAATACGGATTTAGATGTTAAAATCTCAAAGCACAGAGAAAAGAGAAGCAAAAACGCAAATGATTATATGTGGGCGTTGTGCTCTAAGATTGCGGCAGCGGTTGGTATTTCAAAAGACGAGGTATATGTTGACGCGATTCATCATGCCGGGGTATATCAGGATTTTCACGATCTGCCGCCTAATGCAGAGAAAACATTTAAAGTTATGTGGAATACATACGGCGAAGGTTGGATTGCCGAGAGAGTGGATTTCGAGCCTGACGGTGAGCATTTACACATGAGAGGATATTACGGTTCATCGGTCTATAACTCAAAGCAAATGTATATCCTGATTAACTTTATAAAGCGCGAAGCTGAAAATCTCGGAATAGAGACAATGACTCCAAACGAATTATTAAATTTAACTTCATTATGGAAAGGGGCAAAGATAAATGCTTAATGTATCGGCGGTACAGGGAAGATTAACGGCTGAACCCGAATTAAGGAAAACTCAGACAAACACTTCGGTATGCTCATTTACTGTTGCTTGCGAGAGAAACTTTGCAAAGCAGGGCGAGGAAAGAGTATCAGATTTTATTGATTGTGTCGCATGGGGAAAGGCCGCTGACTTTATCTGCAAATATTTTCACAAAGGCTCAATGATTGCGGTACAGGGTGCTATTGAAACGCGGAATTGGGAAGATAAGAACGGGAGCAAAAGAAAAACAACCGAGATTAATGTTGTTCAGGCAAGCTTTTGCGATTCAAAGGGAAATGCAATGCCGAATATTGAGGTTGAAACTCCGAGCAATGAGGGAACATATCAGGAGATACCCGATTATGATGATATACCGAATGAGGAGGATTTTCCGTTTTGACGCATATAGAACGAATTGACGATTTTATCCGATACAACGGATATGTCACAAAGTGGGACGACCATGAAATGAGTATCGGCAATTTCAACGCCAGAATGACCGAGGCAAGGCGGGTTTATCCGATAAAGAGAGCCGAGGTTAAACGAACTACACCGAACCGATACGGTGATAAGCCCATGCACTATATCTATTACTATGACAAGAGCAGAGTGAGAATAAGAGATAACGAAAAGATAGTCAGGTGGTTGGATGAATAAATATTACAACATTAAAACTACAATAGACGGAATAACTTTTGACAGCAGAAAAGAGGCGGCACGGTATTGTGAGCTAAAAATGCTCGAACAGGGCAAAGTCATAACAGATTTACAGCTTCAGCCTAAGTTTGAAATACAGCCGGGATATATAAAGAACGGCAAAAAGATAAGACCGATAGACTATATAGCCGATTTTTCGTACAAAGAGAACGGCAAATTAGTTGTCGAGGATGTGAAAGGCAAAAAGACGAAGGAATATAGCCTTAAAAAGAAATTGGTTGAGTATAAATATCCGTTTGAAATTAAGGAGATATAAACATGGCAGAGAGAAGAATGTTTGCTAAATCAATAGTGTTGAGTGACGCTTTTCTCGACATGCCGCTCTCGGCAAGGTGCTTGTATTTTACTTTTGGTATGCTCGCAGACGACGACGGATTTGTTGGAAATCCTAAATCAATCATTAGACAATGCGGAGCTACACAAGACGACATGCTCATTTTATTGCAGAAAAGATTTTTATTAACCTTTGATTCCGGCATTATCGTAATCAAGCATTGGCGCATTAATAATTATCTCAGAACCGACAGATATAAAAACACAAATTACAAAGAAGAATTACGAACCTTAATGCTCGATGAAAACAATTCTTATACCGAAAAAAACAAAGAAAAATCCGAGCGGTATACCGTTGGTATACCAAATGGATACCAAATGGATACCCAGAGTAGTATAGGAAAGGATAGGTTAGGTAATTCTTTTCTAAGTGATGATGAACTATTAAATCAAAATAACAATAAAAAAGAAAAACAAAATAATAATATAAATAACAGCGGCGACGGCTACGGCACATTTAAGAATGTTTTTCTTACTGATGATGAATTGGCAGAACTCAAAACGGCATGCCCTTTATGGGAGCAATACATTGAGAGATTATCTGAGTATATGGTGAACGCTAAGAAGGATTACACCTACAACGGCAAACCGTATCACTATAAAAAGATAATGGATTTTTACAATGACGATAAGAAAAAAGGGAAAGTGCCTGTTGAGGAAAACAAACCGAGTTATGACAGCGAGAGTTGGGCTGACAGAGCAAGGAAAAAAACTCCGCATTATGAAAGGAAATCAGAATGAGCGTATCAAAATGGGCTTATGAACCCGAAAAGTGCGACGGCGACTTCTGCCCCGGCGATTGTGACGGGTGCTTTAAAAAAGACGAAACGAAAGGAAATGAGCAAATGAGCAACAGACTTGAAACATTAAAATCCGAGTTGGAGCAGATAAGAAACTTAAAAACACTTGCGTATGACCTTAAATACAAAGTGATTGAGTATTACGAAAATGAGATAAGAGCGATAGAGGAATACAATGCGGGAATATAAAGAATGTTATCGCTGCGGATTACCCGCAACAGATATGCACCATATATACAACGGAGCATTAAGAAAAAAGAGTGAACAGTTTGGGGCTGTTATTCCTCTTTGCCGTAAATGTCACAATTATTATCATCATGACGCTCAGGGCAGAAAAGATTATAACGATTTAAAAGCGGTATTTCAGTTAGAGATTATGGGAGAGTGGGATATGTCTATTGACGAGTTTAGAGAGATATTTCACAAGAGCTATATATGACTTATTGTTTTAGTTTAGGTATTTTGGAAAGGTGGGGGGGCATATTCATAAAGAAATATCACCTACACTTTTGGCTTCGGTATCTGACAATATGCCGCCTTGTGCATTAGGTTTAGACCGAGCGAGTTTTAATCAAGGCAAAAATGCGCAATACGATTTTTCGGTATTGGAAGAGGAACAGCCCACATTAACAGCAAAGGGGCCGGGTGCAGTTGCAACAGATAGTAGGAGCGTTGTGTCAGGACGATTACAAGGGCATAAACAATCAATATGTGAATCAGAACAAGCTGATTTGCGGGGGGGGCAAATGGAATATACGGTACGCCGTTTAACGCCGCTTGAATGTGAGAGATTACAGGGATTTCCTGACGGTCACACCGATATAGGCGATTGGACGGATAGTCAAGGGAAGCTTCATAAGGCAAGCGATACGCCGCGATATAAAGCATTAGGTAATTCAATAGCAACAGGCCCAGATAGTTTTTGGAAATTCCTGTTGAAGAGGATAATTGCTCAATATGACTACGATCCGACAATGGCGAGCTTATTTGACGGAATAGGCGGTTTTCCTCTGTTATGGGAACAGTTGAGCGGAACAGGCAAAACATTATGGGCGAGTGAAATTGAAGAATTTCCGATTGCAGTTACAAAGCTGAGATTTCCGTATATGAAACATTACGGAGATATAACGAAAATAAACGGTGCTGATGTTCCCGTTGTCGATTGTGTAATCGGCGGTTCACCGTGTCAGGATTTATCCGTTGCGGGTAAAAGAGCGGGATTAGACGGAGAACGCAGCGGTTTATTCATGGAACAGATAAGAGTGATAAAGGAGATAAGACAGCATGATATGGAGAGAGGACGGTCAGGCGAGTTTATTCGACCACGATACGCAGTATGGGAAAATGTACCCGGAGCTTTTTCCTCAAACAAAGGAGAGGACTTCCGAGCCGTACTCGAAGAATTTTGCAAAGTCTCAGGGGGGGGTATCACTATTCCTCGACCTCAGAAATGGACGAAAAACGGATGTATCATGGGAGACGGATTCTCCGTTGCTTGGTGTGTACACGACGCAAAAAATTGGTGTGTTCCCCAGAGAAGGCAGAGAATTTCAGTTGTCGCAGATTTTGGAGGACAAACCGCTCCCGAAATACTCTTTATCCGCAAGAGCCTGTCAGGGCATATTGAACAGAGCGGCAAACAAGGGCAAGACTCTGCCGCCGATGTTGGAGACGGCTCTGAAGGCTACCATTAGCAATACTTAGCAAGTTGCGGAGAGACCGCCGAAACCCTTGACTCACACTATTATCTCGGACAAGGAGCAAGGGGGGGCAGAGAGAGGGTTTACTTGGCAAGGATTACAAACAAGCCCGACAATGTCACAGAGGCGACGGGATAAAAGAAACTGAAATAATGTACTGCCTCAATCAAGTTGACCGACATGCTGTTTGTTATGAACGGAGCGAGATAAAGCAATATGAGAGCAAAGAGATATTCTTAGC